CGGAAGAGAAGTCTAGGCTTCAGAACCACCATCACGATCTTTATTAAACCATCCCCTCGCCAGGATTGCCCAGTACTGCTAACGAGCAGCTGTAAGCCTAACTGAATGTTGGAGATGGAGGGGATCGAATGGTAGAACCGTCACCCAACCCCTCACCTCTTCCCCTTGATTGATCCTTAAACAATCAGTGGGTGGAAGCAAGGGAATAGTCAGTTTAACGTCATAACTAGGACGTAAACCAAAGTGATACTCTCAAGCAACCTTGAGAATATTGAGGTAACTCATCTGATCCGGAAGGATCAAAGTACCAGCCGCGCTAGTAACTTCCACAGTAATACGAAGAGTAAAACTCGAGGACCCTCCAATGTAAAATTGGAAAGGTACTTGATTCTTCGTTACTGCGGAACCAGCAGGAGCCATCACCTTAGTTATGAATGTAGGAGGACTCATCGCCGCACCATCTTGAAGAGCAATAAGCTCAATATTTGTTGCAGTCGACTCGTATCCTCCAGCAGTCACAACAGCGGAGACAAAGTAGGACCCCGGTGGGATAGTATAAGTTCCACTAGCATTGGTAATGCCAAGTGTGTTATAATTCTCACCATCGAAGACCACATCTTCTGCCGTACCGGTAGAGAGAGCTTGATCTCCACCAATAAGTTGATAGGCTGCGAAACCGCCAATATTTCCGGAACCAGCATTAGAGGGGTTCTGAGGGATATGAAGTTCAACTTCATAATCCACCCAGAGTTTCCCTAAAGCTGAAGTATCGTCACAAGAAACGGCGCAGACAAAGACTTGTCCAGCGTCGTAAGTCTTAAGATCGGTACTAGAAATAAGGCCTGTACGGATGTACTTCCGAGGCCCCATGGGGAACATATCTTGGACATTTAAGACCAGGGTCTGTTCTTTCCAAGGGGAATCCTCAATAGCTCCGTCCATTTGCGAAGCTGCAATTTCCGTAGACGGAACTGCATCTAACGCATCATAGTCAGGGGCCAATAAAATTGAACCCTTATATGAGGTCGGTGCTCGAGTCACATAATGGAATTTAAGACGAATGAACTTATACTGTTCAAAGCTACCAGCTATGGTTGATAACCATGGAAAGGTAGTACTTAGTCCAGGATTAAGATAGTATTGATCCACCCCGAACGAAGTGTTACCAGAAATGGTCGACACTAGTTCACGGTGGACTACTCGAATCATTCGTTTTCCATTAAAGACCTTTGGAGTCGTCGAAACCTGACCAATAGCTTTCGCAACTGGTGCAGAATTTCGATTTACACTTTGATTCTGGCTTTGACGGGCCAGCTGACCTGATGATTTCTTATTCTGATTCTTCTTTTGTGCCATTGTATGGGATACCACCCGGCAAAGGTGCGACTGTACATCGAGGAAGGCTGTGGGAACCACAGAGAGGCCGTGCAGTCTGTCGGCGTTTAGGAGTAACAACTCCATAACGAGTTATGACAGTTGCACAACCACTTAGCACGGAAGTATTAAGGCCGAAGCCACCGTTTTGGTCTCATTATCTTCCCCAACCCCATAGCCCAGACTATAGTCTGGGACTTTCCGAGTATGTAGGGTCCTCGGTTGTGAACCGGCGAACACTACATAATCTAAGATCCGGAGTATATATCTTCTTAGTCGAAAGACGAAGAACAACCCCCTTGTCATAATCTTCACGAAACATCTGCTTAACTTTTTTCGATGGAAATCGAAAAGAAAGCTTCGGCCGATCAAATTCGTAAGGTTTGGCAAGCAATGGGTATTTATACTCCTTCTCTTCAAAAGGAAGAATCCCCAGATTATAGGGACCAAAGATTGGTTCCAAACTTAGTTGCGGGTGATATCGAAGGAACAGGGGTCTCGAAAGACCCCTCTCCTGGATTAGTCCAAGACTAAACCGAGGAGGACGTTCATCCTTCTCAACATAGGCCCTCCTCTTTCTAGAGAGGAAATCTGCCCATCGACGTTGAAAGGACGTTATCTCATTTGGGACTAGATTGGTGAGAGTAAAGCCTAATCCTCCCCTGGAAAAGGGAAGGAAAAGATTATACTCTCCTCGATTAGAAGCTCTTGAGATAAGTTCTCGATTATAATGAAGAAACCTTCGATGAGTCCGACTAGGTCGAACAGAATTCGGGATCGTTTCATTATACAACGCCCAGATAGGAGCATCTTTCGCAGTATCTCTACCGGTAAGTTTTGACTGACCAGTCAACAATCCGGTATTGAGATAGCCAAGAAAGTCAAATCTCGTACCTGAGAAGGAATATAACTGTGAATTCACAGTTAAAACCTTACGATGGACATAATTCTTTCCTAGAGAAAGAGTAAAACCAACTTTGGAAATCTCTTCAAGCCAAAGGGAATAAAACTCAGGGTTTGATCGGAAAAGAATATCATCTCCGTTCACAAGAACGGGGAGATCTTCTAATTTAATCATTCTCTTAGTATAATTCTCTAATGCAACCCAATAACAGACAAGGTTAATAGTACAAAGAATAGGAAAGGATAAGACCGATCCCATCAATTGACCATTAGTCTGTCTAAAGCTCGATAGAGCTCCCCCCGATTTCTTGACCATAGATTCAGGATAATGAACGGTTTGCTCAAATAGAACATCACGTAAAAGATCCTTATCTAAATCCTTAAGTTTAGAAAACTCAAGGGAGGTCTCGAAAGCACCTTTGGTATACCAAAGGTTCAGACCATCCGTAGCTGCTGAATAGTCTCCTGAGACCCAATCTTGGAAGGGAAGATCTAACTTCCTCTCCCGGGATAAAAGGTCCCAAAGATCTAATTCATGCAATGGACGGCCTGTCAGGGAAAATTGGGGAAATCGTTGGAGATAAGACCAAAGGTCCTTTTGATAAAATCGAGAGAACCAATACTTAAAGGAATCTCCTTTAGTAATCAGTCTTACCTTCAACGGTTCACACACTGCAGATACTTTCACATCAGAACTCCCAAAACAAGCGTACGACCTTACCTCATTAAGAGTTGGGGCCGGCACACCGTGAACGGACTCTACCTTTCCAGGATAAAGTTCGAACATTGAGATGAGGGACGGAAGTGAAAGATCCGCTTGAAGACGCTTTCGAATATATTCGCGAGCCCCTCCTTCTGATCTTACCGCCTGCCAAGAAGCAGCCGGGGAGGCCTCGACAAGTCGAGGAACAGAACGAGGGAAACGTTTAAAGAATCTGTGGAAATACGTACAATACTTAAGAAAATCATAAGTATCGACGTCAGGTTTAACGCTAAGAGCAGCTTTGTGTTTGAGCATGTTTTCTAAGATAAAATCTTCAGAAACCACGGCA